TTCAACATTATCTGTGTCTAGTGCCCATTGAATTCCTGTTTGTGGTGTTGGAGAATTATTAGCACCATTAGCGGAATATTTGTTATTGATATATGTTATAAGTGTGTCCGATTTTAATGGCCAATCAAACTGCGGATCAATAATATCATTAAACAACAAAACAATCCAATGCCTTTCTGGATTGTCATAAAACTTTGAGGCAATTATTTCTGGTGTATCCGAATCTTTAATTGTATATTTGTAAAATCCTGAAGAATTTTCTTTCAATGACGATTCGAAACCAAATCGAGCAATAATATTCGTGACAGTATCAAGACTGTTTGATGTGTCGGAGTTTGTATAAAATGTTGCTGGAAAATTGTTAAAGAAATTAGCCATATTTAACCATTGTTGAATACGTTTCGTGACCTACCTGCATCAGAATATGCCGCAACTCCAGGCATTGGACCGCCATCCATACCCTGAGATTTGAAATCTTCTTTTGTGATAATAGTTGTTTCTTTAAATTGTAAAGACATTTGAATAGCAACAGGCATACCAGTTCTACCTAAAGCAGCACTATTTTCACCAATAGATTCATATGCAGTCCAACCTTTAGGTGCAAAATTTACTTGAATCTGTTCAAGCACACATGTTCCGATTGGAGGTATATTTGGATTTTGTCTACCCGCATAAAAGAATTTTATATCGAATTCTGATGGTGGAATTAATAAACCCATTTGACTATTTAATCCACCTTGTAATTCTGGTGATTGATGAAAACGAAAACGATCAATAATTTTTTGTACTGAGTATGCTTCTTTTTCGCTTCTAGCATAGAAGAAAAATTCAAATTGGAATGTACGAAGTTTAGGTGAAGAATAAATCAACTCAATCATTGGATTAGTAACACCACCAGTTGCGGAGAATAATCCTACTCTACCAATATTACCTAAACCTATTTTTTTTGCTGCTTCTTGGCCTAGATTTTGCACTAAACCAGATTTAAGCGCAGCACTCATTAAAAGTTTTGGATCAGGATTATCTTTAAATTGTTTTACCAAATTTGGGGCAGCAACAAGTAGTTGTGCTAAGTTATCTTCACCAAGACCCACATCATTATACAATGCATTCGAATCAAAATTAATTGTATCTGGCATATAGAGAGCAATTGCATCATTTGTTAATTGCGTTCTCCTTAAAAACCCCAATGCTTTTTTATTCTTATCTGTTATTGATTTAACAGAATCTTCAATCGGAGTGCTGTTGCCTTCTTTGAGTTGCTCTTGTGGTTGTGGTCCTTTGACAAATGAATCAACTTTACCTGCAACTTTACCTGCAACACCACCACTACCAAATTTGCTTGTTAGCGCACCTGTCCCTTTACTTATTGCACTTGTCAAAGCACCGTTAATTCTATCAGCAAAAGTTATTTTGCCAGCAGAAACTCCACCGCCAGGAAAGTTTCGTGCCTTATTCAGTGCGTCATAAACCGCTTCCTCATCTTCAGCAGCAAATGATTGTCCACCTCTGGTGTCTGCTTTAAAAGAAGAATTTACCTGCTCACGAATAAAAAACACCATGTAGTGTCCTCTCGGTGTATTGCCAAGATCGTCTGGATATTGTAGGGTGCTTTTCTCAAAAGGTGATCCTTCAAGTGCGGCAAGAGGACCAAAATTTCTTGTTTCAATTTGATTGAATTTAATATCAGTAAGACCAAAAAATGCCATGATTGTTCCAAGTAGGTTAACTAGATAGTATTTATGTCATACTCTGGTAAATTTACGCCTAAAAATCCACAAAAATACAAGGGTAATCCTACAAAGATCATCTATAGGTCGTCATGGGAAGTCAAGGTCATGAAATATTTAGATGACCATCCAGACGTCATTTGGTGGGGTTCTGAAGAACTTGTTATACCCTACTGGAGTCCAGTTGACAATAGAAAACATCGGTACTTCCCAGACTTTGTGGCCAAGATTAAGCAAAAGAATGGTATAGTCAAGACGTTTGTGATTGAAGTTAAACCAGAGGCGCAGACTAAACCTCCAACTCAAAAACGTAAGACTAAACGCTACATTCAAGAGGCGGCAACTTATGTTATCAATCAATCCAAGTGGAAAGCGGCAACTGAATTCTGCAAAGACCACGGATGGGAATTTCAAGTGATCACAGAAAAACATCTTGGTATCTGAGATAAATACTAGATGGCTACCAAAACACTTATAGACCGTATCAAAGAATCTCTTGCCAAACAAGGCCTTCAACCACGTTCCAATGAAGCACGTATGTGGTTGAGAGCAAAAACTGGCGCATTAAATCCTACCAAAGGTAACTTGATGCGTGACAGGCAAAGACTCAAAGAAAAGTCTATGATTGGTAGAATGTACTTTTACTTTTATGATCCGAAAACGAAGGATACGTTGCCATATTACGATAAGTTCCCATTGGTTATACCAATAGAACGATACCCAGACGGTTTTCTAGGACTTAACTTGCATTACATTAGTCCAAAGCAGCGTGTACTTCTTTTAGATAAGTTAAGCACATTACTTACCGACGATAACTACGATGAGAAAACTAGACTCAGAATTAGTTATGATTATCTGGCACGGGCATCAAAAATGTATCAAGCGAAACCTTGTATCAAACGATATTTGTATAGTCACATACAATCTAGATTTTTAGAAATAACCGCAGATGAATGGGATATTGCCGTCATGTTACCAGTCGAATCATTTGCCAAAGCAAAGAAAAACAAAGTATGGTCAGAATCAGAGGATAAATTTTAATGGCGTTTTCACCAAATTCATTTCTATCAAACATAAACGGAAAAGGTGGTCTAGCACGACCTGCTAGATTTCAGGTACTATTACCTCTTCCTCCCTATATTGCACAGTTCATAAAAAATTCCGTAATAGAAAAAATACTAAATTTGCCTAATTCAATTATGTCAGATGTTACCGATGCAATCAACGAGGCTATTGGAGCAGAAAACGAAGGAATGAAATCTGCAAATCCAGCAGTGTCTCGTTATCTGTCTTTACAATGTGAGACAGCAGAATTGCCAGGAAAAACACTTGTAACAGATGATGTTAAAATTTATGGTCCAACGTACAAAGTACCATATCAAGTTCAGTATGCGGAAACAACATTGACATTTGTTTGCACTAATGACTTCTATGAACGCAAATTATTCGAACGTTGGATGGAAGCAATTATGCCAACCGATACAAACAATCTTCGTTTTCCTAAAGGTCAAAATTCAAAGTATATGACTGAGATTACGGTCAAACAATATAACGATGATGTTACACAGATTTTTGCCACCAAGTTGATTGATGCGTATCCAATCAATATTGCCGCACAACAATTAAATTGGAATGATGATAATTTTCATCGACTAAGTATTCAATTCGCATACCACAGATATGAAGCAATTACCGAAAGTAAGATTGATATTGGAGAAGCAGTAGGAGGACTGATTCAAGGTGGTGGTGCAGCATTACTAAGAGCATTTTAAATTAACGTGAGGACATTATGTTACCAAAATTAGACGTACCCATTTATGAGACAAAACTCATTTCAACAGGCGAAACAATTAGATATCGACCATTTTTAGTTAAAGAGCAGAAACTCTTTTTAATGGCAAACGAATCTGATGATTCAAAAGAAACAATTAATGCCATTAAACAAGTTTTACGCAATTGTATTTTAGATGAAATTGATATCGAAAATATGGCAACATTTGATATTGAATATGTCTTTCTTCAACTCCGCGCAAGATCAGTTGGTGAAGTTGTAAATTTAAAATTCACATGTAACAATACCGTTGAAGAAGATAAGAAGTGTTCAAACACGGTCAATGTTGATGTGAATGTGTTGGAAATTGAACCGACTTTAAATCCTGATCATACCAGCAAGATACAGATTAGTGAAAAAATTGGTGTTGTTATGAAGTATCCTACCTTCAACTCAGTTGATATTCTAGGATTAGACACCGACAATATGGATGAAATCTTGAATGTTATCATATCTTGTATAGAATATATTTACGATGAAGATCAAATCTATTATGCTAAAGATACTCCTAAAAAAGAACTTGTTGAGTTTGTAGAAAACATGAAACAATCAGACTTGGAAAAAATATCAAAGTTTTTTGATACTCTTCCGAAAATTAAAAAAGAAGTAGATTTTGATTGTAAGAAATGTGGTTACAGCGAAAAGATTATGTTGGAAGGTGTACAAAGTTTTTTCGGATAAGTCTTAGTCATGATACACTAGGTAATTACTTTCAAACTAATTTTGCTTTGATGCAACACCACAAATATAGTTTGTCTGAATTGGATAATATGATGCCTTGGGAAAAACAAGTTTATATTGACTTATTGTTGAAGTTTTTAGATGAAGAGACTGAAAAGATAAAACAAGAAAAATTAAGAGCAGGTAAAGGTTAATGGCAGATAAAGACAACGACATTGCTTGGTGGTCTAAAGGTAGAACGGCACGAGGAAGCGACACAATGCTTCTTCGTAAATTTTTACATGTTATATCAAGGGATTTACATACCATCAAAGTAGGTATGGCAAGTCTGGTCAAAATACAAGAGTTCGATAAGAAAAATGCCTCTGTTGAAAGACAGAGACAGAGAGCATCCGACTATGGATTAAAGTATAAAAAAACAAAACCAACTGCCGAACAGAAGAAGGTAATCACTAGCGATAAGAAAGGTTTCTTTGAGACCATCAAAGACGGCCCATCAAGCATCTTTAAGTATGCATTATTAGGTCTTGCTGCAATAGGCATATCCAAACTTTTGAGTATGCCTGGAGTTATGGATGGAATCAAGTCTCTATTCAAAGCAATCATTGTTGGCATATCTGACCTTATATCAAAAGGCGCAAACTTTCTTACCGATCTTCTTAAAGACTCAGAGATAACAGCATCAATCACACAAATGATTAAAAGTGTCTTTAAGTTTATAGCAGAAGGCATTTCAAAAATATCTGATTTCTTCAGCAACCTTATAAGTGATCCTGAAAATAAATCCACTCTTGGCACCATCATAACTTCTGTAGTAGGTGCTATATTTAAAACTGTTCTATCGCTTTTAGATATGGCATCAAAATTGTTAGCAAATAATTCCGCAGAAATAGCAAATGGTATCATAACATTATTTGTTAAGATTGCTGATGCCATTATAGGTGGTCTTAAATTTACAGAGGGTTTATTACAAGATCCAGTATTCCGAGACGGCATCGCAAGGTTATATGTTGCTATACAAGATTTTATTAGTACAGTTCTAGCACAGCCAATTAGTTTACCTGGAGGCCCCACTTTAACATTAGGACAAATATTCATTGGCATTGGCCTTGCTGCGGCAGCATTAGAGTTAGGACTAGCAGCATACACTGGTGCAATATTAGGTAGAGCAATGGGTAATTCTCTTGGCGGTGGTCCTGGTGGCAGTGGTGGACCTCCTGGTAAAGGTAAAGTTGGAATGGTTAGAAAAGTCCTAGATGTATTGATGAGTCCAACAACTGCATTAGTCGTGGGCGCAGGTGTAGTTGTTGCAGATCAGTTTATGAAATCTGGTAAAGATGGAAAAAAACTTGCTGAAAAAACTGCTGCCGCAAATAGTCCACTACCTTCTTCAAAATCAACTCCTATTGTGGGTTCTGACAATAGTCAAAGATCATCAAGAACATATCCCACACAAGAAAATTTAGCACCTACACAGTTGCTAGAGTCAAAAATGAAGAAAGGTGATACATCAAGATATGCACATGAACCTGGAACTGATATATTAGCACAAAGAATTGCAACTTCAGTTCCAGAGTTTTCGCAATTTACTGCATTTAATGATCAGTTCCACAATGATAAGCATCCAAATTCAAATCACACTAAAGGTTTGAGTATAGATTTAGTAACCACAAAAGGTAGAGTGAATCAGAATGAAGCAGTACAAAATATTACTGAAATATTAACTGCTGCTGGACTTAAATCTAATGAATTTTTAGTTAAGTCAGAAATAAAAGGAGTAACTCCACATGCTACAG